TACTATTTATACATTAAATAGAAGTAGTATTAAGCAGTACCGACTCCAGTTCCTGATGGACCTGTTGTCATATAATTGAACCTAAACGTACAATCATATTCTTCAACGATATCATTAGTATCATAAGACAGAGCAATTTCAGCAATATTGGTAGGAAATACTGAATACAAATGAGCCTGCCAAATAACTGCTTCGTTTCTTGACAACTGCATAATATCAGCTTCACCATAATACGCACCCGGTGATTGAGCACCACCAGTTGTCGCACCTTGGTCCATAATAGTATTAGACCAATTCTCTAATTGCCCACGAACTGTCCAACCAGCATCATTAAAGACTGTTACTGTCCAATCTGCAAAAGTACGTTCCCCAGCAACATATACTATCCGACCACGGAAAGGTACAGGTACTTCTCCAATAGTCGAAGCAGGTAATGTGGCCGAACGACACAGAAACGACAAAGTTTCAGTATCGACACCAGGACCTGCTAACCTCACCTGAAATTGGTTGGCACGAGCGCCACCACCAGAGAGTCTATTAACAAAATCATTAACATTAGCCATTTGTTATTTCCTCCTTATGCCCGACCAACTACTTCAGCGAAATCTACGCCTGTGCGTGTTGCGATGAAGGTTAGTGTTATGAAGTTAATTGAACGTGCAGGTTTAACATAGATATCAGCACGGAACTCGTTGTTGTCGATAACTTGACCAGTGTTATTGGTCTCGTCACACACAACTAGGAAGTCCGTCATACCTCGTCTAGACTGTACATCTCTTAGATATGGATTTACCATTGCTTTAAATTGGTCTCTCGTAAACTCGTCGTTAAATTCAAACAAGATTGAACGAGCGGCCACTTTACAAGCCTCCTCAATAGTGAGGAATAAGCGCCGAACATTAATACGACTAAATGCACTGTTTCTAGCCAGGCCAGTTTTATCACCAAACAGAACAGTACCTTCTCCCGGGAACGCAACAATTGGATTGATGCGAGCACGATAAAGTGTATCTCGTTCTACTTGTTTGGGATTGTAAGCAACACTGACAGCACCACGGATCTGTCCACGAGCAATACCCGCAGGTGACCACCATGGATCTTCAAGAGCATCTGTACGAGCACAACAACCAGCGATGTCACCATTTAAAGGCACCATGCGATAAACGTCATTGTATTTGTCATACATTTTCTTATAGCCACTATCAAAAACTGTATACGATGAACTGGACAACAAGTCAAAATAACCCTTAACATTTTCTGTTTGGGTATAAGACTTAGCAACATTAACCACATCACTTCTATCTGGCGAGATAAAACCAACACAATCTTTTCGTTGGTCTACCAAGTCTGTGATATAAACGCCATGTGTTGTCGCACCAGTGCTTCCTACAGAAGCCGGGCCTGCCATTAGCAAGTTAAAGTCTACAGTATCTACATCTTTAAACTCATCATAAGCAAGCTGTCTTTGACCTTCTGTCGGAGCAGTTGTACCACCAACACCCGTTACTAAACTAAAACCTTGTGCAGCATTAGTTACTGCTGAAAAGTTTTGGTCTTTAGCATTATTGCCCCAAGCAGTTGCGCCTGCTGGATGATCCATCCAGTAAATATAACCTGAACTTGTGAAAATTACATCTGCATAATAATTAGCGTTACCTTCAATTGTTAAAGCGTCCGCGGCCTTAGATACATTTTCAAATTTCTCTAAAACAGCATTACTAGTTCCTGTGATTTCTGCATCTTCATCTAAAACGATAATATGCATTTCATCATTAGAACCACCTCTATCCGATACAAATTGTGATGTGCCAGGTGCTTTATCAAACTGGTCAGCCCAACGCCACGTACGGTCTACGTTTGTGCTGTTAGCAATGGTTGAAGCCAAGCCTGTCGCAGCAACTGTAGGATATCTAACAAAGTGAATTGTTGTTCCAGACAGCACCGTTACTCGATATTTTTGTCCCGATGTCTCTTGAAAAAATAAGATATCTCCAACAGCAATATCTGTAGCCGATGCAACTGTTATAGATGTATCACCCTCGACTGCTGATGCTTCATTAACAGTTGTCTTTGCCAATTCTTGGTAGCCTGCTGCAGTATTACAGGTAGCCACATGGAGAGTATTTCCCCAAGCTCCTGCTGTGCGAGCAGCAAACTCACCTACGTTTGCCGAACCATCGTTATACGGACCTGTAACACCATCACCATCTTCATAGTGTGAATCATTTTTAACTAGAATCGCTGTGCCACTAACACAAGAGTTTACTGCCCCAGTGGTTTCAATTCTAACTATCTTAAGCGTATTAGAATACATGAAAAAAGACGCTGCCGTAAACCAATACTCAAAGTTAGTCCCATTAGGTTTCCCAAAAATAGCTACTAATTGTTCCTCAGAAGAAACAGTAGTTACCTGCGAAATGGGACCTTTCTGGAAAACACCAGCAAAGGCACCAACACTTGTGGGTTCACTTCGTACGGTTGTGGTTAGGTCTTTTTCTTTTACCTGTACGCCCGGTGAGACTAAATCTCCCATTGTATTTCTCTCCTAGGTCTGTTGTAAAAGTTAATATAAAAAACATCTCAATATTGTTTTGTCGTATTATTTAGTATTTACTTATTTTCTAAAAACACCTCTGTGTGTTTCTATAAATAATTATAGTTTTAGGAGGCACACATATGCGTGATTCAGGCAGAGAAAACGAAATTTTAAAAACTTTTGAAGATAAATGGTGTCAGATATGTTCAGAAGCTACCCCACATTACTTACGATGGTGGCCTCATCACGAAAAGATAAGACGCAATATAATGCGCCATGGTAAAAAAACTATTCAGCGACACTCTGCAACAGAATTAATAGAAGAAAGTATAGTGGTATGTTGGAATTGTATACAGGATAGAAAATGGGACAGTCTTAAAGCTCCGTGGCCTGCCTAAGGTCGATGAATACTCCAATCGGGAGCATCAGTAGGTACCCAATAATCACCATCACCATCTGTAAATGTTGTATTCTCACCGTAATGAACCCCATCATCTATAAATCCAAAAGGTGACATATCAGCTTCAATACTTTCCTTTTGAGTTTCATACAAGCGTTTACGAATATCCTCATCAGTTACTTCTTTAAAGTATTGTTGGTCAGTCAACCATGCAAAGAATACAAGACACATTATCAAATCATCTGTTGCACCTTCTTCAGCTTCAAACGATTGGCCCTTTTGTACGAAATTGGACATCTCTACTATAATATCAAAATCATTAAATAATAATTTATCACCTTCTACTAATTGTTTTAAATTAGAGCAGCCTATTCTCTTTACTGCTTTAGTAGTTCTCACTCCCAATTCTACTTGAGAATCACCGAAACCCCCGCCCACAACTTGTCCCAAACGACCTCTCATTTGAGTCATTATAATATTTTCATATCCTAAATCATGGTGTAATGCATCGGCTACTTGACCACCTATATCATTTATCTCTACTAACAGATAAGATTCATTATAATTTTTTGCCGTTCTATAAATTATATCAGGGAAAACTAAAGGTTTAATTTCATTACTACGATATTTTGCTACGACCTTATACGGCATAGATGTTATGTCTACAACAACAAAAGCAGAATAATCATTAGACTGTCCTCTAGACACATCAACGGTTGTGCAATATTGATGATTGGGTATAGGTTTTTCAAAAATATCTAAACCTGCGCTAGATTCTATAGGATCAAAATGCGGTATTGTTTGTATTTTCTGAGGATTAATAAGAGTATCAATACTGCCAAGAAAACTACATTCAAACTCTTGTAAAAATTGTTGCTCACTAGTATTCTTTATAGTTTGTTCTTTCCACGCCTCATCTCTACCAGGTACTTCTTGCCATGATACTTCTATCGGTACAAAGTCAGACTTCTCATTAACAGCATCCATCCACATCTTATAATACATATTCATCCCATGTGGGGTTGACACTATCATTACTTTAGAAGTTGTACCAGAAGTAATCGTAGGATATACAGAGCTAAAAAACTGTTCCGCAATATTAGAGGGTACGAAAGCAAACTCGTCCAAAAAGATAATATTATAAGTACCACCTCGGACAGCAGATGCAGAAGTAGACGCTGCTAAAATTTTAGAACCATTCTCTAATTCTAATGAACCTTTGTTCCAATTAATAACCCCCATCTGCAACCATTTTGGCAAATGTTCATATGCTAATTGAAAGCGAGATAACAAATCTCTTGCAGTAGAAGCTTTGTTAGCTAAGATTGCAATGTTTACTTGCTCATTAAAAATAACGTAATGAATAAGATATGATATAATCGTAGTTGATTTACCTGACTGTCTAGGTAATTTACATATAGTAAATCGGTTATTATGAAAAGTTCCTACTATTTCTTTTTGAAAAGGATAAAGTTTAAAAGGTACCAGACCAGAATCAATACTAACT